AGAAAGCACCAACCAAGAAAGCACCAACCAAGAAAGCACCAACCAAGAAAGCACCAACCAAGAAAGCACCAACCAAGAAAGCACCAACCAAGAAAGCGGCACCACCCAATAAGGTAGTCACTAAGAAAACAGGAAAAAAAATAATACTTAAACAAGCAACACCTAAGAAAGCAGAAATTATAGAAAACAGAGAAGAAGAATTTATTCCTCCGCCAGTACAGAAAGATTTAAAGGTTAATTTAAAAATGTTTGATAAAATGATGAATAAAGGATTTGTAAAAGGAAATATTCAATCAATAGATTATACAGCATCCGATAGAATTAGTGATATTATTCAAATATATTTACATAAAAAATATAAACAAAATTGTCCGATTTATCCAATAAAGATGCATTCTGGAGAACGTAGAGTATATTTTAAAAATTGGTATAACAAATACAAACGATATTATAGTAATACAAAAAATATACATACACTTGAACAATTTTTAGAAAGTGTAAAAAAAGATGATAAAAGAAACTATAATGATTGGGATGTTGATAGGTTTTTAAAAGATATTAAATTATGTTTAGAAACCGGTGAGAAATTAATCATAATACCTTTGCGATTGAAGACCCATTTAAATATGTTATTTATAAAGACTGAAACGCGTGAAATAATTCGCTTTGAACCACATGGTTCAGCATATAGAGGTTCTAAAAAAACAGAAGATAAAAAAACAAATACATTTTTAGAAAATTTAACAAGTAAAATAAATACTTATCTTGGACTTAAATCAAATCGTAAGTTTAAATATGTTTCACCATATGATGTATGTCCTCGTGGAATTTCGTCAGACTATAGAGGATTTCAATCATCTGATTTTTCTGGAAAGGTATTTATAAATGGAAACCCTTCGTTGGTTCAAAAAAATAAGAAAGAATCAGGGTTTTGTGCATTGTGGAGTTGGTTTTTTGCAGAATGTGTTCTTGCCAATCCAGATATACCAATTGATGTAGTATATAAAGAAGCAGATAAATCGTTAAGAGATTTTCCAATGAAAATTGCAATAATTATTCGTGGTTATTTTTTAAGTGTGAATGACGAATTGAAAGAAATGAAAGAAAAATATGATTCAATTACTGGAAAATACTTGACCAAAAATAAGGAAAAAATGAAGGAGGATAATTTTATATTTGATTATTTGACAGAGAGCAAAAGAAAACTTCAAAAGAAACCGAGAAAACCATTTGTTGGCGGCGTAAATAAAAAATACGCGTTTATTTTGCCAGATGCAAATCCGGATGCGAAACCATTGACATCATAAAGGTAAAAAAAGGTAGTAAAACCTCTCTCTTTCTTTTTTCAAAATTTTTATTTCAGAAATAACATCAAATCTATTCTATTAATCTTTTTCTATTCTATTAATTTTTTTCTATTATATCTAATTCATTTGCATATTCAAGTAAGTAATTTGCCAATGAATTCATTTTTGGTGATTGTGATTATGTGTTGTTGAGGATTGAAATCTTTCAGAAATTTGCGTTCATTAAATGTATTTTTGTATTGTTGCCAGATTTCTAAAGGCAACCTTGATTCTTCGTGAAATTCCACTGCTTCTATTTGTGGTTTCATATAATACGGAATGGGTTCATTGCGAATCTCAGGAAAATTACAAAGTATATCATTAACCACTTCTGGATTTGGCATGACCCCGTGTTTTTCTAATGTTTGGATTTCATTATATTTTTTGACGTAGATATAATGATTTTCAAACAAACCAGTAATCGCTAACGATAACAACTCTTTTTGGTAACCCACCCCTTGATAAATGAGCAAATCCAAAAGCCATTCGTTGTTTGCCAACGAATTTTCGTCCGTTCGGTGGTAATCAATGTGATTGTGCTTGAGATACAAATAAAATGCCATAATAGGAGAATACGCGTTTTCATATACAAAACGGAGTAAATCGCATCTTTTTCGCATCAACGCTTTTTCCAACAAGGTGATAAATTTCAGTTCCTTGATATTTAATGGGTAAGAGACCATACCCATTATGTTTTCATTATCGTACAATGTTGTGGTTTGGTCAAGTAAATCGGTAATTTTCAAAAATTCATCGCCGTCCCAGTTATTAGCTTGCGCGTAATGGTCGGCAAAGGTCATTTCGTAGACCCACGCTAAATCCAATGGCGAAAGATCATATGGGTATGCATTATCACTTAACGTATACCACTCGTCAAGTGCGTCATACATAATAACCGAAAGGTTTCGCCAGACGTTTTTTTTGTAATCCCGGGTGGATTGGTCGTCGTATTCAACACCTAATGTAAATGCTTTAAACATACTGATGAGAATTTCCACGTTTTGATTTCCGTGACGCTTCAGGAAAGTTGCGATGTATTTGACAATAAATGCAGGGATGTGAGGAAGAGAAAGAGTAGTATCCATTTTTATTTTCTTTTATTTGTTTTATATTCAAATGTTTGTTTCACTATGGGTTTGGGTGGGTGTAGAATATAAGTATATTCTAAAAAGCATTTCAATTTTTTATTATAGTATATGAAAAATTGAAAATATGAAAAATTGAAAATATGAAAAATTATTATTTAAAAATAATAATAGTATATATCCAGGAACAAAAATAAAATAATGATTTGCCAAAAAAACGATTGCGGGAAAAAAGTTACTTTTCTTGAACAAACTACTTGTAAATGTAATAAATGTAGTCAGAATTATTGTACATCTCATCGCTTGGCTGAAGCACACTTTTGTTCACACGATTATAAAGAAAAGAAAGAAGAAGATGTTCGTAAATACATTGAACAACACAAATGTGTTAACGATAAAATGGTGCGAATTTAAAAACATAAATTTAGAAAATGCTGTTTATATTTTTTTATATAAATCTATGAGATAAAGTATAACTAATAATGTCGCTTGAACTATAATACCACTCACACCGTCAGTATACATACTTCTAGAAACGCCTAATTTTTTGTAATAAGTATCAACTAAATGTGGGAATAATTTTGAAAATTTCATTACGAATCCAAATAACGCACTTATCATAAAGGTCGCAATCATAAATGTTATGAATGTTTCTGGGTTTGTAGGTAATTTATGAACATTTAATATAATAACTTGGGTTACCGCTCCTACAAAACCTGCAATTAATGCAGCAGCCAATAAAGTATGTTTCTTAAAATACGGTTTTAAATAAAGGACAAAATCATTTTGTAGTATAGATGGTATTTTATTGTAATTTTCTGATAATTTCCGCAAGATAACATCGTATAATGCTGTTATTGTAAATGTTAGAATGTATATATTAGAATTGTACATCATAGTAATATATACATTTATGATATTATAATAATTTAAAAAACTGAAATTCTTTTTGATAATAGAGTGAAGAGTAATCCTTTCCGAAACCCAAATCAGCCAATAATGTCGCAAGATCATCCCGAAACATTCAAGAAAATCGCTTCATACATAAAAGAAAATTGTAAGCTTAGAACAAGCAATCAAATAATCGTTCCTATTAAGAAAGTTGATGATATTCCAGTTATTGTAACATTCACATATGAGGGTAGCAATGAAGAAATTAGTTATCTTGCATGTGCTATTGAACTAGCACCAAAAATTGGTTATAATATGGCAGAAATTGTTGTGAGGGATTTTGATGATGAGTTTCCCTTAGAAAAAGGGATTCAACTCATTTTTGAAAAAATAGAGAAATTGAAATATAGCAAGACTAAGGGTCTATTTTATGACTCCTCTAAAAATGATGGAAATTCAGGCGAAGAAAATATTATGGTTACGATGTTTTCCATTTTAAAGAATTACGGAAACGTGCGTTCTTCAATAAGTGAGTGTTGCGTGTGCTATGAAATAACTGAAACACATACACTATGTGGTCATAATGTATGTATTGCGTGTTATTCAAAACTTGAAGTTTCAAAAAAAAAATGGTCTGAATATTATGGAAAGGATTTATTTCATAAAAAGTGTCCATTGTGTCGAGAAATTATAGAAAAGGTTTTGCCTGAAAGAGAATATGAAGATATACTAGAACAACTTGGATTGGAATAGAAAATAAAAGAAAAAGGTGTATAAGTTATTAACTTATTTTTTATTCGTTTTAATTAAGCTGGACAATATACTTTTAATACTCTTACGGATGATACTACTACGTTTACTCTTACTATTACGTTTAGTCTTACTATTACGTTTAGTCTTACGTCTACTCTTACGAATAATACTATTAGTTACTCTTGGTGTTTTGTATTGTTTTTTACTACGAGCTTTTTTATTACTATTAGAACGATGAATTGGTAAAAAAAGAGGAGGAGCGTTCATATTAGAATTGGGAGGTGGTGTTCTTGAGAGTCGCTCACCACTATTTCTTAATAACGAGGAACTATTACGATTTTGATCTAAATCCATTGGAGCGGGAAAATTGTATGAAGTTGTATAAAAAATAAAAAATGAGAGATTAGGTTCATGATCCAGTATTGTGTTCAATTCAAATTCTTTTCCTTGTTGTACATCAACACATATTAAATGATCTTTATTTCTTCGTAATAAAATACTATGACCTATTCTACTATTTGTTCTATAATAAATCATTAATGTAACATAATTGTCATTTAAATAATTATATAAAAAATTATATGATTCACTCGCAGATATAGGATTATCTATAGGCATTTCATATTCATTAATCAATACCACTGGTAACCCTTTATCGTTTACTTTGCCTGGATATTGAGTGAAAATTAATTCAATAATACCGGCTCCATATTTATTTATTAATAATCTTTTAATCGCATTCATATTCGGGACATAACCCGTACTAACCGTATGTATATTTCTTGATATTGAACGTGCACTATCAATAGTTATCAAACCTAATCCAGATAAACTTTGTATTGTACAATCAAATTTTGATTTCAATGGAACAAATGATGAAATTGTTCTATTACATTTTTGTATTACTTCAAAATCGTATGGTTGTTGAATAAGATGAAAATTGGTATTCATATTATATTATATTATATTATATATTTTAATTATCATCTTCATCTAAAATTTTCGGTGCTAAATGGATACGCACAAAACTATCAATATCATTATTATCACCAAGTAAATACTTCATTGTCATTGGCGTTTCGGCACTATAACCCATAACCATTTCATTTGCTAACTTATTGAATTGGCACATCATTTGAACGTAGCGCAAACTATATGATTGTTTTAGAGTAGAACCTTCTGAAATGGCGTATTCTTTTACTTCATCTACATTAATGAGTGCTTTCATTGAACCATCTGTCCCAGACGAAACACACTCAATATTTTCTTCATTAAATGTGAGTGTAAGATTACTATCAAAGATGGACAGTTGATTAATAAGAGAACAAAATACTTTGGATTCTACTGTTAAATCAACATGCGTATCAAATTCACGCGCGTCCATTAATTCATTTTCAACGTTTATAAGTGATAACTCAAAATACTTGTTGAATTGGTTTGTAGATGTATTTCCATTTTCAAAACTAAGCGAGATTTTATCCGTATCAGGTTCAACGCTGATGGTCATTTCTTGAGTATCGGTCCAGGTATTCAGAACTTTATTCAACATTCCAATATTGACACCGATACAACCAAGATCATTTGCTTCATCAAAAGTATATTCTTTAAACCAGTTTGATGTTAATCGTGCTTCAAATAAACAACAATGACTATCATCCAAACATTGAATATAAACGTAGCCAGTCTTAAAATAAATACACACATTCTCAGTAAAATTTTTAAGATTTGCAAAGATAGCGGCGAACTGTTGACACTTACGAGCATTAGCAAATACAATCTTCATCTTGAATAAAGTTGGAGTGTTGTAATAGTATGATTAAAAAATGGTTTAAATCAATTTTTTATTATAATGTTTATTCTTTATTCTCTTTTTATTGCTTGGCCCAACAGTATTGCTTGTGTCCTTCCTTCCAGTCGGTTTTTTGACACGCCCTAGAACAATACCGAACTGCGCCTTCACACGTCCCATCACACTTCTTCAAGTTATGCGAGGCACCGCAATAAGCACATTCGGGGATCTGAATGTTTTCTGGACGTTTTTGTTGCTTGGCGAACTTCTTGATTTGCTTCATTGCTGCTTTCCATCCCTTTTGCCATCCGTCGCGCCATTCGTATTGGCATCCTTCGCAACCGAAGAACTTTTCGGGTCCGTCGTCATTTTCTTGGCAATGTGGGTCGTCGCAGAAGTCTTCTTCGTCATCGTCTTCTTCGTCATCGTCTTCTTCGTCTTCTTCGTCTTCTTCGTCTTCGTCTTCTTCGTCATCGTCTTCTTCGTCATCGTCTTCTTCGTCATCGTCTTCTTCGTCGCTTGGCAGATATTCGTTGTCGTCATCATCACTTACCTCTTCTTCATCACTTACCTCTTCTTCGTCGTTTTCATCACAACAGCTATTTGAACATTCTGAATAATTATCAAACTCTTCCTTTTCTTTTTCCTCAACACACAAACTACACGCGGGCACATTCAAACCATAGATGGTGCTATAGTAAAAGTAGTCAGTGCCTGCCCATTTACACACCGAACAATCATTGTATTCGTATGTATTGTCGCCCATTTCCTCCTTGATGTGTTCGTGTGTTTGTTGAAGGTAGTTGTCAAGAGCATATCCCAGCATAGAAATGCTTTTAAATGGGATGCGGGTTTTGGTGGCGTAATCAGTGAAATCTGTCTTACCGACCATATGAACAAGTTCTTTGATCACATTGAAGAACATATCACTGGTTTCGGTGTCTTTGACAGAAGGGCATTTTCCAACTAAAACTGCGCCCATATCTTCATCACTCGTCATATGGCGAAAGGTTTCCATTGGGACGGTATACTTACATTTGCGACTCTTTTTTGATAACTGGTCATTTGTACACTTCATATACATTTCAACCAATTTTGTTGCTTCGGTACGGGAAATATCATTAATAGAAGACATTGTTGCTGCTTTTCTCGTTAGGTGTTACTCTTTTTATATTATCAAAAAAGCATTTCAATTTTTTAATAATACTTTTATAATGATATTTATTTTCGACTTTTAATGAAACCTTATTCTGTCTGACCAAATAGACATTTTATAAGAGTTGAGTATATAATAAATTATATATTGTATATTATATAATGACTAACGAGATGTGTACCAAGGAGCGACCACTCTGTTTAAATCGTCCACACAATAAAGGAATTATTCAATTTGAGTGCGATGGTACAACCGAATATACACCCATAAATGAGTTAACCAAATTATTGAATTATGCGGAAGATAACACGGGAAACTTTACACCAGAAGCCAGACCGAATATACAAACAAATATTAATGTTAATGATTGTTATCAATTTGATTTAGCCTGGTTTGTAGTGATTGAGGATATAAAACGGCGGTATGGAATACTAGAAAAAAGTAATTTTGATGAGACGAAAATAACAGAAGACATTGGAGAGATAATAAATCAGCAGGTGGAAAAAAATCCAATCGATTTATTAAATATATTTGAGAAAATTGTAGCGGTCGGCAAGAAAAGATGGGAAATTAGCAATAATCAGAATTGCGGGAACGACGCTAAAGACCCTGACTGTTTGGCCCATACGATAATTACCGAATATCAAAATTTGATCACAGATAAAGCCTTCATAAATTTTTGTGAAAAAATGAAAACTATGTCGGTTACACCGGACGATTTAACTACATTATCAAATGCGACTCCCTCAGAAAAAATAAACATAATTGGGCCGTTAAAAAAAATGTTTACATTCACCCTACCAATTATGAATTCAGTCGGCGATTTAACCAATTCATTAGAAGAAACTAATGTTTCAGAAATTAAGGCCACATTTGCCACAATCCTCAAATTATTTAAGGACGCTCAATCAGTTAGTGGAGGAACAAAAAAAAAATCCAGAAGAAGAAAAAAGAAATCTAAAAAAAATAAAGAGAAAAAAAAGAAATTAAGGTCCAAAAAATATAGACTTAGTAAAAGTAAAGGAGGGTTGGTCGGGGGGGGGTGGGTTAAGACTTCTTTTCAGTACTTATATGTTGCAATTACTCTTCCATTGACGATACCTCTTACTTTACTTGGCGACTGGCTTCCAATTGACCCTGCGAGAATTCTTCGTGATAAGATTTTAGATGTTGCTTTTTAAACTTCACTATTAACCGAAGAAGCGTATACTGGTTCTTGTTTATAATTAATGTCTTTATATTTACATTCTATGTCGGTCAATACTGATTGAATTAGATCAAGAGAGATTGTATCGTCAATATTATCAACAACTTCGTCTGATGTAGGAAAACGTTTTTTTTCCTTTTCAAAAGTATTAATAAATGTTTCCAATTGTCCTATTTTTTCATTTTTAATCGCAATATTATGCAATTCGGTTTCATCAACTTGTTCTTGTAACAATTGTTTTACTTGTTTAGATGGTTTATATATATTATGCGTAACAGACTCAAGTGAATCACATATTTCTGGTTTAGTAAGCTCTTCATATAATAGCTGTTTTTGTGTTAATGGTAATTTATTACCTTTATTGTCGTATTTTATATCTCCACCTGAAAATGTATCTTTAAATAATTTAATCACGTGATTTGGAACAGAATGACTAGTTTCTATTAATCTATCATATTCTTCTTTACTTGTTTTTAACAATTGCGTTACCGGTGTACGTTCTGCTGGAGATTTTGAAAGCTCAATTTTAAGGTTACGATTGAATTTTCCCCACGCAATTGAACTAACGCGGTGCGATTCACACATTTCACTTATTTTTAAGAACTGTTGAATTGTTGTAATTATTCCTGCAACTAAACTTATACTACCAATCCCCATTGTAAATACATTAACATATTCAGGAGGAATACGTTCTTGTGCAAAATTCGCAGTTCCAGTGAATGTGCTCATAATAATAACAGGAATTGTAAACCAGCGATTTTTTCTAGCAAATTCACGGTGAGTTTTTTCATGTAGCCATTTATAACACGTTGCCTTATCTGCCCAATCAACTAATATTTTTTCATGCTGTGGTGACCATTTTACAGATGATATGGGAGCCGGTGGCATATCATATATAGATTTTGTTGTTTCAAACTCATCATTTTCGTTCATTTCCAAAATATTATTTTCTTTCATAGTTTGATCCATTTTAATTATATATTATAGTAAATAAAAAATCAATCTAAAATATATAATAAGATATATGGATTTTAGAAAAAATACATCAAATTTTGAAAAAATAAAACAATTACGCAATGATTTAAATAATATATTATTTGAAATAGATACGAAAATAAACGCATTAACTCATATTTATACTGATATGGTAAAAACGCATATAGATAAAAATTATACGCTGGGGTTAGATTCTTTTTACTTTCAAAATAAACTTATTCAAATGGAATATGATAATATGAAATCTATATTTAATTTTATTGATAACCGCGTTTATTGTGAATATTATAAATTATTAAAAATGTTATATGAATTTATTAACAAGGATATAAAAGATAAAAGTGTTGTTGAAAAAATACTAATAACACACAAGCATTACCCTATATATAAGGATTTAGAACCTACCAAAATATATGATTTTAATATTACTACTGAAATTAATAATACAATTAATATTATTATTGAACAGTTAAAAAAATACGCTGAAACAAAAAAGGAAGAGTTAGACGAAAAGAAAAAACAATCAGATATGGGTCTCAATATAGATAGTATGATACACGAGCAACAATATAATATAATCATTTTGGAAGAGAGAATACATATGTTTGAAAATTATTTAAATACTTTTGTAAATCATCATTCTAAATATTTCAGTAGATTAACTATAAAAATAAAAATAATGTTAGGTGTAGTGAATGAAGATTTCCATTTAAAAAATAGTAAATCATTACAATTAAAACGTGTAAATAATAATCCTCCTTCCAAGCAAAAATACATTCCAGAAAAAGTAACCTCTATTTTTTCTAGTGAACAAAATATACAAAATGAATCAGATACTTCATCAAATGGGTCAAATCGTTCATCATTGTCAACGCCATCTGCTTCAATGGATGATAGAGAAGAAAGTAATGTTCGGTTTTTAATTGGCGATATTGGTGAAAACTCAGAAGTACAAATGGAGCTAAATAATATTCTTCAAAATATTCCAGATAATAATAATAACAACGGTGATAATGCGGGTGTTAAACGCCGCACAATTAAACGCAAAAGTGGTGACAATAGTGTAGAAGTTTAAGAAATATTTGTTTTAATTACCCATATAAATTCTTTTACATCCTTGTATTCACTTGTTCTTTTATAACTACTTAATCCTTTTAATTTATTGTAAGTTTTATGTTCTATTGGTATTTTTATTACTTCGCCAAAATTATCTAATATTTTATCTAAATCATCTAGTGGTATTATTCCACAATTATTATAACTAATAATAATGTATTTTGCATATGTATTTTCCAATAGTTCGGTAAATGTTTTTTTTGCATGCGTTGAACTATTATAGTTGGATTTTACCCAATTTTTAGGCTGACCTCTATATGTATCTGGTATAGGTTCATCTACATTCCAATTATTTATAATATCTAATAAAAAATAGTAAGTATGATATGAATGTTTATTATATGGGGGATCATAGTAAACGATATCCAATGGCTGTTTTTTATTCTTTAATAATTTTTGTTTTATATTTTTAATCCAACTATTTGTATCTAATTTATCTATATTTATTTTATTTACGACTGAATTATTATTAAGAACTGGAAAATCAATTGTTATGGGCTGTGTGATGCGTTTATAATCAACTCCATTTTTTCCGCCATACATACCAACATCTCCATCTTTATCTTTATAAAATGCTCCAAATTGTCCATTTGTGTTATTATGAATAGAACAACTCACAATTAACGGTGCTAGTAAATATGGTTTATAGTTGGAGTCAACTTTATTAATAAATTGCATATAATAATCTATTCTTTCCCCATTCTCGGTTGTAAAATAAGCACGTTCATTTGAATGTAATCCTTTGAATCCATCATCTTCACTCGGTGCCCAATATTTTGATATATATGATAAATTTGACGGTATTTTGTTTTTATTATTTTTCATTTGTTGCTCAACGTATGTATTTGCATTATTAACAGTTCTCTCAATATTCTCAATTTCATTTTTTGATAGTGATGATAAATAACATTTATTTAATGTTTCACTATATCCAGCTAAATCATTTACATACAATTCAGAAGCGTGATAGGTAAATAACCGTGATACTATACCTGATCCACTGAATCCGTCTGCAATTGTTAGTTTATTATGATTTAACTCTTTTTTTATTTCATTAATAATATCATTTATATAAGGAATAATTTTCCGTTTATTTCCCATATAAGTGATTATTTGTGTTTTTAAATAAGGTTCATCTTTTACATTCATAATTGGATGATATATGTTTAGGTGTAAAAATATAATGTTTGTTATAACTTATAATAAACATTATGATAGAGAAATCTTGAGTTTAATTATCACTTGCTGTGAATGTAATATCAGTTGTAACAATTTCATTATCATTAACTACATCAGTAACAGTGCTTTCAATAGATACATCGGCTACACTTGTATCTTTTACAACTTCTTCTTGTTCTCTCTTTATTTTCATCATCGCCAAGTTGGTTTCCATCGCAAATCCTTGTACATTTGTAATAGTCAATTGTAGATTCATAATGACTTCCTCAAGCATATGAATTTTTTCTTCCATTTCTTCAATTTGTTTTTTGTATTCTTCACTTGATGAAGAATTAATACTTTGTTGTTGAACAGGTAAAGCTGAAGTTACACCTTTAGATAATTGTTCATCAATTCTATTAAGACGTTGTTCATGAACTTTTAGCACTTGAGGTGTAGGCATAGGACCTAATATTTTCATAGTAATAGGATCAACTAATTTGTCTTCCATTATTGTCGGTAATGATGTAGACCTGTGTTGTTGTTGTTGGTTATTACCTTTAGGAGGACATGAACCGTTTTTTGAGTTGCAATCCACTATAGGTGCTCTTGTAGGATCAGCTCTAGATCTACGATTTTTTGCTGCGGCGATTCCTGCTGCTCCACTCATAAATTATATAATAATTAAAAATATAATTTATACAAATTATGCCCGCATTTCCATTTTAATCTTTTCATGTGAGATATAATCATTAATTTCAATATCTTCTAAAGAATAATCTTCTATATTTTCCTTAATTGATTTAATATTAATTGTTGGAAAAGTGAATGGTATTCTCTCTATTTGTTCTTTTAAAACATCTAAATGATCGTCGTATATATGACAATTCCCTAAATGATAATAAAAATCACAAGCAATTAATCCACAATGATTTGCAATTAGATGAGTTAATAAACTATAGGATGCAATATTGAATGGAACGCCTAGTCCGACATCTCCACTTCGTTGATACATACTACAGCTTAACTTGTTACCATCGGTTACATTAAATTGTACAAGAATATGACAAGGGGGGAGTGCCATTTCATTTAGTTGACAGGGGTTCCACGCGGACATCACTAAACGTCTAGAGTTTCTTGTATGAACATTTTTTAAACAATTAATAATATATTCTAATTGATCATCGCCTTTACCTGTATAGTCGTCATTACATGTTCCATAAGGTGCATTAAAATGTCTCCACTGGTGCCCATATACCGGTCCTAAATCATTTTCTGCTCTCTCATATAGCCCAATATCATCTAAATATTCACGTGAAGCATTACCATTCCAAATTCCTACATTTTGTTTTTGTAATATTTCGTTGTTGGTTTTCCCACTAATGAACCAAAACAACTCTTTTGCGCAAGTTTTCCAAGCAACTTTTTTGGTGGTTAATAATGGAATTGTATTATTTTCCAATGAAAAGTGCATTGCGCTGCCGATAATTGTTTTAGCATTTCCATTTCGTCCAGTTTCCATTACACCATCTTGTAATATATCATCAATCAAATGTAAATACTGATATTCATCGTGTGGTGCTGATCCGTATCTACCAGTTTTATTCTTTTTCAATACTTGTTTTAACATTTATACAATTATATATAAACATTTTTTTAATTTCTTTTTATAAAACATAAACATAATGGATAGTATAAGCGATAGTGTAAAGTCTGTTCAGGATGAATCTATGGGTTTTTTTAATTACGTATTTAATTTTGATAATGAAAATAAAATGCGAATTATGAATATGCTTCAATACACGCTTTTGGCTATTATTCCTATATTACTTATATTAAGAGGTATTAAACATTTAATACCCGAAGAGGATGAATCAAAGGGTAGCTTTGAAATTTTAGCAGAAAGTATCGGTCAAGTTATTTTAATAATGGTCTCAATTTGGATAACAAATAAAATAATCAATTATATACCCACTTACAGTGGTGAAGATTATCCTAAATTTAATGAAATTAGTTTCGTATTGCCTTTTATTTTATTATTAGCAACAATGCAAACTAAATTAGGAGCAAAGTTTAATATACTGATTGACCGAACAATGAATTTGATTGCTGGTAAAAATGGAGAAGAAGGATTTAATAATAAAGAAAAAGGACAAGCGCAAGGACAGGGACAAAATGTGGTTCGTGTTACTCAACCGCTTGGCGGCGGTGGTATGCATCAACCTAGCCAAGCCGATTATTTAGATAGAAGTCAATTACTACCATCTAATCCTCAAATGTCAGCAATGCCGGCTACTGCTACACAGCAACAACCAGCAGTACCTGATATGAACAGTATGTATCAACAACCATACAATGAACCTGTGGCCGCAAATGATGGTGGTGGTTGGGGAAGTACTTGGTAATTTATAATAATTATAAAATTATTATTTTCTAATAAAATAATAATTCGCCGTGTAAAAAATAAGGAAGGGAAGGGTAATAGGGTCGAAAAGTGAAAAGTAAAAAAAGGTGAAAAGTAAAAAATTGAAAAGGAAAAAAGAAAAAGAAGAGAGTAATAATAAGAGTTGAG